CCTCTCCAAAATAACGCAGTGTGTATGCAGGGATAACAAACTCATTAGGACTTACGTTAACTGTAATATCATCACGTACCTCAGAAGGTAAAGCACCTACAGGAGCAGTGTTACCACTTACAGGGTCTACTTGCTCTTCAAGCAGCATGTCGTTCATTTCTTTATCCATACTATCTACGACTCCACCTTCATTGTATCCTGTATATTCCATATCAAGCTTAGCATTCTTAGCTAAAACTAGTGGACCTATCTGTATTACTTCATCAGCTTCACGTATAGGTACGTGTTTGTTTTCACCTGATCTCACGTAGAAGCCACCCTGTCTACGAGGGTCAAACCCTACCTGCGTCCACTCAGGGTCTTCTAAAAACTTAGCTGCTTTATCACGTATCTCTTCTACGTCTAAATCTTTTACAACACCATCTACTGTAGCATATCCTGTCTTTTCATGGGTAGCTTTTGTATAAGCAGGATCTGCTTTACCCATACCTATTTTCTCACCTTTACCTTGAGATGCTCTGAATATAACAGGTTTACCGTCTGATCCTTCATAATGAATTGCTTTTGCATAAGTAGTACCTGCATCCCCTTTTGGGGATTTACCTGCAATAATCCAAGTATCAAAAGCTTTATATGCAGGTATATCTAGTCTACCTAAAAACCTATCCCCTACTTTAAGATTAGCTTTTTTTACATTTAAATTTTTAATAGCCTTATCAGGTAAAACAAAATTACCATCTTTTCTTTGTGCTGTATTTAAAGAAAACACTGTAGCTTTACTAGAGGGTTCTCTAGGTAATGCATCCCATGCTTCTACAGGTTTATAATTATCTACGTTTTCTAAATGCTTCTCTCTAGTAATTTTACCGTCAAGTAAATCTTTTGCTGATGCTTCTAGTTCAGGTGTACGTACAGTAGGATTAACATCTCGTGATTCTGTTACATATTCACTAACAGTGTTTTGCCAATCGTCAGCAGTTTCTGCTTTATCAAACTCTGCCATCTTCTTCTGATAATCAATATTAGATACCTGTGGTGTGACTTCTTCTACAGGTGGCTTTAGTCTAACGTTACCACCCATAACACCTAAAGTATTAGGATCAACTTCAATACGCTTACCTACATCTAGAGCTTTTCTAGCACCTGCTTTAATAGCATTGGCTGCAGCGTCACCTAATCCTGGCACAAGACCTACGATTGCTGCACCGCCCAGCGCACCAGCTAAGTAGTAGTTAGGGTCATCTTTCTGTAACTCATCATAAACTTCTTTAGCTGCCATAGCGTCACCAATGACAGGTGTAGCTGAAGCAACAAAGGTAGCCGCATCTTTAAAAGATACATCAGGTACATCTACAGCTAAGTTTTTTGCTTCTTCTGCGTAGCCTAAGTATTCTTCTTCAGTTTGGGCCATTAATTTCATCCCTTAAATAGGTTAATCTACGTAGAGCAGCTATCTCACCTTGAGCACGATATATGTCTTCCATAGACACTGCCTGTTCTAACTTGCGCTGGGCAGTGTCAATCTTTTTGTTTAGTACATCAAGGAAGCCATCCCATAGGGGCTTATCGTTTACGAGTTTCTTTACTATCATTATGTACCAGTAAACCCTTGCTCACCAGGAGTTGGTGCTGTGCCTGTACCAATGTTACCACCACCTGCACCTGTAGTGTCTTGTACGCCTACACCAGCTTGCTCTGGTCCAGCACCTGGATTAGGTGGTGGGGGTGGGCCTTGTGGTGCTCCCTCTGCTCCCTCAGGTGGGGGCGGGGGCTGTGTAAACTTCTTAAGTATCTCAGCTTGGATAGCTGCATCACTTAGAGAGTTAGTTACCTTGTCTGGGTCTAGATCCATAGACTTAGCAATCTCACGAATGATGTAGTCACTCTTAACGAATGGCTGTAGTGCAGGATTAGATGCTACACCCATGAACTGCATCAGACGCTGTGAGCGTACCTCGTTAGCCATCAAGCTTTCTGTGCCAGATGCCTTAACCTCTAAGTCACCCTTGATGTCTGTATCAAAGTCAAACTGCATGTTAAATGAAAAGAATGCTTTACCTATTGGACCAATGAGGTAATCATCCACGTTTTTAACAACATTTCGTATGCTGCCATTAGCTGCAGACATAAGCATAGAGATGCCAGAAGCAGTTCGCCCCACTCCACTGACACCTGTTTGACCATGTGCGAAACTTGGGAAGCCTGTACTTTCATCTGCTAAAACCCTAGCCTTATCAAAGAGTTGCATGTTCTCGCCAGCTACATTAGGGAACTTAGTGCCAAAGATGCCTTGTCCTGGTGCACCCCCCTGTCTGCGAAACACCTTGCCAGGGTACACACTTAAGTCCTGCCCTGGAACCAAATTTGTCTCATCAACTTCAATGATTAAGTTACCAGAAAGTGCAGCATTGTCAATAGCCATACGCATAAAGCCATTCATTAATGTCTGCGTATCATCCATATTCTCAGCAATACCTACACCAAAGAAGCTGTATGGATTAAGCTCATAAGGTACAGCATAGTAAGGAATACGTGCTGGCTTGAATGGGTTAAGAACTAAACGTAATACTTTACCGTTACAAATCCATGTATTCACACTGACCTGCTCAGAGTTCTTCAACTCTTTAGGGATAGTTACACCATTCTCAGCTAGAATGTCTGTATCTACATAACCCCAGAACTCTAGTACTTCATAACGGTAGGGGCTAGAACTATACTGGGAATCATCTTCCATGTCCTGTTCCCAATATTTCTTTTCGTAAGACTCACCTAGATCGATAGCCTCATTAACAGACTCACCTCTAAAGAAAGGTCTAGACTTTAAGCCACGCATCTGTGAGCGTGTCATACGGTGACGCTCTACTACATACTCAGCCTCATCCATGTTGTATGCATCAGGATCAGGGTAAAAGTTCCAGATAGACACATGACTAGTAGATGGTACAGTCTTAATTAAAGGATCATAAGAACCTTCATCATCCCAATTAGGGTACTCTTTGTCAATAGCAAATGGACCCTTCATAATACCTGTACCAAAGAGTGCCATCTCAAATGCAGTGTGGCGTAGTTGCTTATTAGCACCACTCTCTTCTAACTGATCATGGATCTTCTTTTCCATCTTCTTAGCTGCAACCATAGCAGGATGGAACGTCACTGTACTTTGTGAAGTACCTGGACCTTCAACAACCTTATCACCTAACTGCTCTAGCCTATCCTTGAGTGGGCCTAATCGTTTCATACGATCAAACATAGTCTCGCCAGGCTTTAGCTTTTCATCAGGGTCAAACAAAAAAGAAACCTTAGGTTCTTCACTAAAGGCTGCATTAAGTTCTTTCTGTCCTGCTTCTGCATTAGGGTCAATGTTAATGTGTACTGACTCAGCTACACCATCAGGTAACGTTGTAGGATTAACTGTAAGAGGAAAGCGTGAGCTACCAAACAGTACATCTACAATCTGACCATACGCAGCTAGAGTTTTAGTTTTAGTAACTTTGACAAATACACGAGACTTTTCAGTTTCAGTAAATTGTACGTCAGAACCATACAGACCACGGTAATTACGGTAAGCACGTAGCCACCTGTTTTCATCTGTGTACCTTGAGTCTTCTGCACGTTTATATTTCCCTGTTACAAAAGAAACTAGACTAGGTGCATCTAACTCATCACCATCCTGTATGACAGAAACCTCATCTGTTTCAAACAGTTCGCCTTGATCATTTTCATTTATTGCCATATCTACTAGTATCCAAATGTTGAGTCAGAAGCTTGAAACCCTGAACGTTGTGACATAGGGTTGAAATCCCAAAGTGAGCTACGTGGTCTTGTCATTATACCATACCTTAAAGCATCATACAAGTGATCTTCTGCATTTGTATCAACATCTTCATGGTTCTTTTTATCTAAAGGTAAACCAGGAAGCTGAGCTATCATGTTGGTACAGGAAGAAAAGAACACGAGTCTTGGCTCCTCAGTGAACTCATCTACCTGTAAACGGCGGTGAAGCTCGTTTTTACCTGCAACCCTAGAACCTTTTGAACGATCAGAAGGACGCCACCTACATCCTTTTGCATTCATCTGCTCTGCCAAAGACGGGCCTGTGTCTCCACGTTTATGCCACAGGGAACTGTCTAACACACCGTATCTAATACTACTATCACTACTTTCAATTTCAAGTATCATATCTGCTAAATCAGTAGCTGTAACTTTAGAACAATAGAGTTCTCTATATACAATGAGTTGTTCAGCGGGGGATACAGCAATCCAGACAACTCCTGTAAAGCTCCCATAGCCGTAGTCACAAGCTCTAAACTTAGTCCAGCTTCTTGGTATATCATAAGGCTCAATTACATGTATCTTTCTGTTGAACTCAGGAAACGCTGCTCCTTCATTTACATCCCAATTACCCTCAAGCAATTGCTTTCTTTGGTGTTCAGGTAGCGAGAGTAGCATAGCTTCGTAGTCACCACTCTCAGCTAAGTAAGGATTATCAAACAGACTAGCAGGTATGAACCTTCGTTTGAATAGGGGTTGTCCAGCTTTACTATGCCCTGATGGAAACTTCAGTACCTCACTAGTCTCAATGTCCGTTGCCCAGAACGCTGTATTAGGTTTAGCTGGGTCAATGAACATTTTCTTTACCCAAGCATGTCCTAAACCGCCAGGGTTAGTTGTGGCTCTCATGTACAAGCCTAAGTCTTTATTAGCAGTACGTAAACGTGATCTCATGTAGTTCCACGCAAAGGGTGACTGCCACTGCGTCAACTCGTCAAATGCTACATAGTTAAACGCCTGTCCTTGGTAACGCATAACGTCTGTGTCTCTGTCCAAGTATGACATCCATAATGTGCCACCTCTAGGTGTAGTCCACTGACTCTTACGCTCTGACCACTTAATACCAGGTATAGCCTTAGGGTACAACTCTTGGCTTTTCTGTATGAGTTCTCTTAGTTCTTCTGTTGTATGACGTACCAACAGCCCACTAAAGTCTGGACTGTTCATGTTCCTTAAGGGGTCTGCTAGTGTGGCGTAGCTCTTGCCGCCTCCTGCTGCTCCTCCATAAAGTACTTCACGTTCACTAGACGCTAGGTATTGTGTCTGTGGGCCAGGGTTTGGCTGAAAGACTACGTTCTGTGCCGTTGGTACGTCATATTCTTCATGCTTAACTTGCGCTGGGCTGGTCTTCTGTATCACTGTCTTCTTCGTAGATGAAGTAGCCTGTTCTTTCTTTTTCGAGGATTTCGATTTGGTGTAACGCTTTTTGGAGCCGCTGGGCATACTGGCGCTTAATTGTAGTAAGCCTTTTTCGCTTTCTTTCGACATCTAATCTCTTCTTCAACCCATCGTGTGTTATACTTTTACCAGACTGAGTAGTAAGCCACGCTGCCACTTGTCTTAAAGTATACTGCTTTACGTGCTTCCTTGCAAGCTCTAATAGCTCTAGTTCTTTTGGTATAGGCTCTAGCCATTCATTATCTTCTGGGTCAACCTCATATCCAAAGGGTATGTACTGACTTACCCTTGGTATACGCTGCCAGAGCTTAACCTTAAGCGGTACTTTAGGTAGCATCCAGTACGCATAGTTTAGAGGTCTTTCTTTTCTAAACGTCAGCATCTTCACTGTTTTTAGGTGGCAAGATAAACAAACCACCACTTGACTCTACAGATACTTTCTCAGTTTTAACTACACCAGCACGATCTAAGATCTGACCTGCTGCCATCATCTTCTCTTTAATACCTAGCTGGGTAGGATCGTCCAGAGCAGAGGCATATGCAACTGCAGCCTTAGGACCAACTCTTGACATATACGTTTTAGTTGCATCAAATATCTCATCCTTTAAAGACTCAACAATAGCTGCAGTTGATGAACCCTCATTGTAACCTGCTAGTTTCTTAGCACGTACAACATCACCACCTGCTTCTTCAAAAAGCACTTCAAGAAACTTAGCTTGGTTTTCTGTAAGATTACGCTTCATGTTACTTTCCTGTAGGCTCTGGTTTTCTTTGCAACTTTTTTAGGTTGAGCCACAAACTGCTTACCCTTAGCAGTGCCTTTTCGTTTAGCTCGTGAGGTAGCAGCATACTCAGAAGAACTAAGAGACTTAATAGCTTTCTCAGGTAAGTATCTCTCACCTGTCGCTTTTGAGCCTTGCGTAGATGGCTTCCCACTCTTGGTTCTCCACTTCTGTTTACCCCAAGACTTTAAGCTCTTCTGAGATTTAGCTAGTGCCATACTGTCAGCACTCACATCCACATTCGCACTTACGATTAAGTACAGCACAAATAATACGCTTAATATATGATTTTACTTTAGTAATCATTTGTATCCCCCACCTTTTGCTTTATATTGCTTTGCAACCATCTGAGCTTTCCTGGCACTCCATTGTCCGGGCTTTCCACCTTTGCCCCCAGCTTTAACGGAAGCAACAAGGCGCTTACGCATACTAGGCTTAGTATAATTACCCGCTGCATTAACTGTAGATTTTTTGCCTGATTTCACCACGGCTTATCCCCATATCGTGCAGTTCTTTGTCAGATAGATTCATAAGAATCCAGTAGTCTGCCCTGCGTTGTTGACTGTCTTGAATACGCTTCATTAACTTTTTAAACATATCGCACTACTCCTTTATTAATTGTGCAGGAGTAGTTATACACATTTTATGTCAGAGTACTACATACAAGTTTGCATACCCGTTATGTATTAAGTTCGATTAGGATCAAAGTATTCCTCTACTGAAACAATCACTTCCATAGTGTTTGTTGTTTCACCATATACCATAATCTTATCACCTGAATGTAAATTAAAGTAACCGCCATTAACTAGATTAACTACAGAGTGTCCTGCCATACTCAGTCCATTAGCTATGTAGTGATACGCATTATCTTCAGCATGGTAGAACTGTACATAGACTTTCTTAGTGGATGTGTTGTTATTACTAATGTGTAGATACCTAGTAATAGCACTAAAGTTAGCAGGGCAAGTATACACAGCAGTAGCACTGGCATCTGCAGAAGTAGATGCAATAGTGTACCCCTGTGTATGAAACTTGGACTTGCTTAAGTCAGGCATCTAGTATTACTTCTTATTCTTAAGGTTATTAGTTTGTGATTTAACCATACCACCCAAGTTGTAAGACATAACCTTACCACCAGCAGCGTAACCCTTCTTCTTAGTCTTACCACCATTCTTCATAGGCTGGGGCTTAGATTGTTGCATCATACCTTGTTGACGCTGCATGTCAGCCTTAACTGGATCATATGCACCAGTCATACCACCCATAGCGTAACCCTTCTTCTTCATGGTCATACCACCCTTAGCCATGTAACCCATCTTATTACGTACAGACTTAGGTAGCTTCTTTACACCAGCTTGCTTAGCTGTAGGTTCCTTTAAAGCCCCACCAGCAGCGTATCCTTTTTTCTTCATGGCTCCACCTTTAGCCATTCCCTTTTTCTTCATGTCATTCTTCTTCATCGTAGTCTGCCTCACTGTATAAATTGTTAAACACTCGTTGCGTATCCCATATGTAATCTACGTCTTGCTTAGAGTGGTATGTGTGCTGGTTAGGCTTGAAGTCTGGTGCTCCTTGGCCTGTCTCAAACCACGCTGGGTGAGTTACTCTCACTCTATTATTGGGTAACGCAACGATGTTACCTGTATATGGACCCGCATCTAGTAATTCTAATACGTGACTCTGCTTGTGCTGCGCTGGATCGTCAGCTACCTCGTTATCCGTGTAGTCTACTGTGAAGTAGTACTTAGCTGGGTAGAACTCTCCGTCTACCTTAGCTATCCACGGCGCTGGGCTTGCACGTTCTAACTTGTACACACTATGTGTGTGAGACATACAATCCCACGGCTGAGCTAAGTACGGGGGTAATTCGTTAGGCCACTCAGCCAGAGGTGTATCCGCAACCAACGCAGTGAGCGGCATCCTAGCCCACATCGCTCCACCGTGGACGTTTTCTTCGTCTTCTGTGAAGTCTGACTCGCATCCTGTAAAAATGACTTGAAAGCTGAGCGTTCTGTTTGGCATGGTAGTAACACCAATGACCATGCAGTGAAGATACTCTCCATGATAATCCTCTAAGTTCTTCGTGTATTCACGGCGTACCCACGCTTTGAAATACGGTATGCTACTCGTTAAGTACGGCATATAATCAGTTAAGCTATAATAAAGTTAACTATCTGACCGTCAGGCTTACGAAGCTTATTAGGGTCAGGGTTATAGGCGTACATCTGATTGACTAACTTCAAGTCCTCTACTGGCGTATCAGGTGTAACTAAGTTAGGCTGCTCTGGCTTATACTCTTCATTATTTCTACTAGACCTATCTTTGTCAGCTTTCTCAAAGACTATGTTATCGTGTGTCTGGAAAGGCATACTAGGTAAAGGGAAGTGAGATATCAGAGTCATTCTACTGTAGGCTCCTTAGTACCAAAATATCTCTGATACGTTAAATCATCACTGTATTCTTCAGCCCATCTGTTCTCAGTAAACGTAGCGAACTCTATCAGAGCCTCTATATCTATATCCATAGAGTTCATGTACGTCTTCATATCAACTACATCCTGCTGTAGTACCTCAATAGTGTGTGCCTGTTTAGACACCCACCACACAGCAGCTACAAGCTGTACAGCCATAGCTACTACAAGGGCTAAGGGAAGCTTAAGATCAGACATATTATATTACCACGCTTTACATGACCAGTAACGAGCAGTGAACTTGTCCTTAGCTGTGTCACAACTATGCCTAGCTCTAAAGTTCTTACGAGCACCAGGGTTATCTTTACGGATTGGCATGTCAGGATCACCAAAACGTACAACTTTTACTTCACTGCCCTTCTTAGCTAACACAGCAGACTTCTTAGCCTCACCCGATAGCCGTTTGGGTTTGTTATAACCAGGATATGTTTCACCACGGTACTTTAACTTACCACTAGGCAAACGTTCTACATCTTTAGTTGTAGCCATTACTCTCCGTAGCCTCGTTTTCTGTCAGGGTCTAAGACCTCGTGACGTTCTAAATGTCCTTCCATGTACATAGCACGTTCTACATGGTCTAAACTGTACCATTCTCCTGTACGGTTGTACATAGCTTCACGTACATAGAACACATCTGACTTAGGAATGTGAACTTTGTTTAGTATACGTGTGTTATTTGATGCTATAGCTTCGTAAAAGTCTTCAATGACTCGTTCACTTGCATATAGTTGTACTGGTTTTCTGTACATTGTCAAGTCTTATTTTGTAAAAAGAGAAAAAAAGTGTTACAACCTCATATTAGTACATTAGGAGAGGAGACACATAAGAGAGAGCAGTACTTTATGTGGTTGTAACACTATAGTTTAACTATATAGTTTATTTTTATTATAGTTATAAAACAATAGTAGACTATTTCTATGTACATGTCAATAGTTATTTTATAAAAATACAAACATTGTATAGTTTAACTATAAGTTTAACTATCTTTGTTCTATTTCTTAAGTTATAACTGTATAGTTTAACTATCCTATGTCCAATTCTTTAAGTTTTAACTTATAGTTTAACTTAGGCTGCTACTGCTACGCAGTTTTACACAAAAAAACACCTTTGTCAAGTAGTTACGTTACGTCACTTTGTATATTTTTCTTACATGTTCTGGGTTTATAGACAATCTAGGTAGTGCATATACAAGATGTAGTGCTCAAAAGTAAAAACCCCGTGTGTTGCAGTGTGTGTATATATAGACGGTATACCCCCCGGTGGCCCTCGCCCGCCCTGTTCTTGGTTTGTTCTGCTTTTGTTCTGGTTCTGTTCTTTGATAGTGACATTTTTATTTCTATCTTTTAGTTTTGGTGGTGGTTTAGCCTAGCAAGTGTTTGTTTTTGTTACATAAAAAGACTGATATGCCGTCTGTCTTAACGTAATTAAATGAACAAGCGTTCAATTCCTAGAAGTGTGATCAC